TACTTATGGTGGAGGTGTTTCTTGTCAAGGTCCAACAATGAGTGTTGCACCATTTATATTGGGAAATACAAACTATAATGAGGACCCACAAACATTCCAATCTTATAGTGGAAATGCTGGCATCTCTTTTGGATTTAATTTTCCTCTAGATGGTTCATTACAAGAACTTTGTAAAGCAAGAGCTCGTACAGAAATTACCAGACAGCAAGCAGAAGCAGATAAGGCACGACTTGACTTTGAACTTGTGAGACTTTTGAAGTGCGGTGAAGCGTTAAAGAATGGAATATCATTTCACCCAGAAAGTCCTTATGCAAAAATTTGTGCAGATATAGTTGTGAGATACCCACGAGTACAGGATGTAGCAAATGGAAATCAAACCAATTCAAATAAGAAGTGAACCTCCACCAATTATTCCTACAATAGAACCTCCCGTAACTCGCAAAACGGAACGTTCTGTGATACCACAAGTTGATATGCCAATTATCAACATGCCAGATACAACAATCAAATATCCAGTGATTGATGTTCCAACTCAAGAAGAGTTTGATGCTGCTGTAAGAGCAGAACAAAAAAAGAAAGAAGAGGAAAAAGAAGAAAAATCCAGAGGACTCCCTGATACTGCACCAATTATACCACAGGTTCAAGTTCCTGTTCAAAATTCACAAGATAATCGAAATATTTCCGATGATGTCCCTAAAAATAGTAACTTAGGAGTGCCCGTCATTGAAGTACCAATCATCGGGGAAGTTCCAGTTCCTCCAAAAGAACAGGTTATACTTGCTGGCACCACTGCTACTGCTTCTGTTGCTGCGGCTATTATTGGCAAATCTATGGTGGAATGGATGGTAGGTAAAATGAAACCTATCGTTCAACAAATATTCATAAGAGGCAAGAAACTTTTAAACAAGGATCTTACTCCCTATGAATTACAACTTTATTTTGCGGCAGAATTAGATAAAAAGAATCTCAAATTACTTAAAAAAGAATGGAAGAAAGAAAAGGTAAACCAATATAAAAAAGCACACGATAAGTAATTACTTCTTACGCTTAGACTCCAGTTCATCAAAGTCTTTCTTCTTTGTTCCACCATCATAAGTCCAAGCATATCCTTCAGAAATCATACGATCATTAAGACATACATCATCAACATATAACCTTCCAAGAATTCTCCCATACTTTTCAGTTGAATCTGGAAGTTCTGTTTTAATAAGAATATTTTTTTTACCATCAAGATTTTTTTTCAACCATTCTTTGACTTCTAATCCGAGTGCTTTTTCTTTGAGATCGGTTGTACGACTTTCTGGAGTATCAACACCACTAAGGCGTACTCGCTTAGTAAGAGAAATATCGAACCCAAGATCAATGTCCGCATCGATTGTGTCACCATCAACTACTCTTAATACTTGTTTTACTCTATAGATATATGGGTCTTTATCCATTAGAATGGCAATTTAAACTTCTCAGTATTTAGTTTAGGAATAGGAAGTTTCTCAAATGCCTTTGATACTTGCTTCTCCACAACAGCACCAACAAATGCTTCTGGATTATCTAGAATCTTTTGTGCCTTTTGATAAGTTACATAAGCACCATAACAAATTGCTCCACTAATGGTGAGACTTGTGATTGATAGAATCAGACTCAGATGTTTCATTTTGCATCTCCAAATATGCTAGTCTTAATATGTAGTAAATTACATAGGCAGTAAATATCAAACCAGAACCAAGAACTATAATAACTCCCCAAGGCAAATTACTCATTCCATCCCCCCTCCTGTTTGTGTATCCATACCTTTAAATCTTTCACATATTTTCTTAATATTTGTGCTTGTTCTTCATGCCAAAGATCACCCGTTTCCAATTGAAGACGGGTGTGATTGTCTATGGCTTTAAGAATTTGGTGAATTGGAGCATTCCAACATTCACGTTTGGGAGTATTCCACTCTCTTGGCATAATACCTCATTATTTCTTCTTACCACCGTTTTTTGCTTTTTTTGCTGTAGCATTACCTTGATTCTGTTTGGATCCAGCAGAACCTTTCTTACCTTTGTTTGCTGATTTTGCCATTATGCCCCTGTGCGAGGTTGAACAAATCCTTCACCATCTTCTACTTTGGTTTCTAGTGCCTCAACTCTTGCTTCAAGAGTTTCTGGTGGTGCTTCAAGAGCAGGTGGTTCTGGTGGTGTTTCTACAAACTCTTCTCTTTTAGGTTCTTGTTTTTTTTCATCTTCATCATCTCCACCTTTCTTCATTGTATTAATACCAAAAGTAGCAGCAGATGCAGTGAAAACTGTCGCAATAAAGGTGGGATCCATCTTAGATAGAGCACCCGAATAACTTGCGGTGAGAAGAGCAGCAGACCAACCCAAAATACATATACGAATTAGTTGTCCCATAGCATTTTCGTTTTTCTTGTTAGTCATTGTAGTTTGTGATTGTGGTTAACCTTTTTTCCAAGATTCACCTTCTGCTTTTCTTCTACGAGCAAGTCCTGCTTCTACATTAGAACCAGGATTTCTGTAGAGGTAAAGCGCATCGGGAACTTTGTCCCATTCTTTATTCTTCAGTGTACGAGTAATAGTATTAAAGTTATCGCCACCATAAAACCCAGCACCAAGATTATAAGCAAAAGAAAGTAGGGCACCTCTTTTACCATCAGACATTTCATTCCAGTGTGGAATTTTACGAAGTGATGGAAGAAACTGGTTCTTACACTGACTAATCAGAAGTTCATCTGCTTCTTGTTGTGTAATTTGGTCTCCCATTTGGAATGCAGATCCATCTTTCTTGCGAGTTGAACCCCAACCAATTGTGATTGGAAGTCCACCTGAGAGAGGATCTGGATATGCTTTCAGATGGCATCCCTCGAACTCTTTGATTAATTTAAGGCCCATCATAGGCATATCGTCACCACCTGCTACGGGAGCGGCAACAGATGGTCCTGATGCTGGTGCCGCATTACCCTTTTTTCCTCTATAAATCTCTGCCCAATCTACATTATCTTCTAGATATTTGACTGGTAAATTATCTTCTAACCACTGAACTGCCTTGACATGGTTGGGGTTTTTCTCATCATAAAATTTGAAAAAGTTATGTAAATCAATTCTTGCCATTGTTTCCTCCGAAATACTTTTGATAAAGGTCGTTTGCTTCTTTATGTTTTCCGTGATTTGTAAGATCTTTTATGATCTTAAGAATCTTTCTTTTAAAATCAATCGAAGATTCTTCCCCACCCATCGTTTCCTCCTGGGCACCAACGATGCTTGAGAACTGCTTTGGTATAAATGGTCTTCTTACCATTTGTGACTGGACCAGTATAGTTATCGTTTAGAGAACCATATGGATCATTTACATAGTATCCTTTACCATCTGGAGTCTTACCGATGACTACACACATGTGCCCACCAGTAGGAGAAGATAGAGAACCACGGTGCAAAATACCAATAACAACTGGTTTTCCTCTATCAAGACTCTTATCAATGTCAGCAAAAGAAAGATTGTAACTAAAATGTGACTTAATACCATAACCTGCGAGAACCTTTGTCTGAACCGCATGGTCAGTTGTGTCACCAATCGCAAATACTTTTTTAACATATTCATCATCACCCTTGATGCTTCCTGGCTTGAGGAAAGCAAGGCACATAGCACACGATGAACTGTTACAAGTTCTATGAGCATCTCTGTAGTTATCTACTTGGTTGAAATATGGAACGTCAAGAACTGCTGGGGTAGGTGGTTTGGTTCTAAACATTCCGATCCAATCGGTATCTGCGTCATCCATAAACTCAACAGGAAGGTTATCTTCTAACCATTGAACTGCTGCTACATGGTTTGCATTATTCTCATCATAATACTTAAAAAAGTTATGAAGATCTAAGGTCATTTTGCCTCATCTATAACACTATTTTATTTAGATGATGATGCTTTTACTAAAATCAAAAATAAAATAATTCCATAATAAGCAGCAAAATAATATATCATCTATAATACTCCTGAATTTTATCCAGAACTTGATTGAGATATTTGTTTGCTAATCTTTTTGGGTCTGATCCATAACCAATCTGTTCTCTATACAACTGATCTTTTAACTTCTCAACATGACACCTAATTTCTTCTTTTGAAAATTCGTTTCTAGGCATATAATAAAAAATCTCCACCCATATTTAGAGTAGAGATAAGTAGGAATACTTAATTATGTTAGGGTCTCACCACACTCCAGGAATCACTTGCCCAGTCAGTGCATAGGCACCCATAGCAGCCATAATTCCAATCATAGCAAACCAACCATTAATACGTTCTGCTCGTTCGTTCATTGTTTTTCTCCTTAGTAAGTTTCAGAAAGTTGATT